GGCGTCCTTGAGCGTGCCGACCGTCGCCCGCCAACCGCCGTTGGCGCGGGTCGTCACGTCCGCCTCGCCCTTCTCCAGGTTGAGCGTGAGGTCCTTGACGTTGGTGACCTCGGTCCAAATTGGCGCAGCGAACGTGCCCGTATTGCGGTACAGCTTCGCATCCATGCCGAGTCGAGTGGACATCGTGGGGTTCTCCTCCGTTTACGCTTTGACCGAGCCGGCCCACAGCTTGGGCAGGCGGTCCTTGGTCTTTTCGAGCGCCGGTCCCATGAACGGACGCTTGGGATATCGCTGCCGCTTGTAGCGCCCGCCGTGTTCGTGCGCCGCTCCCGATTCGCCGACCTTCGAGTGATCCGGGCCGATAACCACCAGGTCGTTCTCTTTCTCGACCGCGAACATGATCGCGCCGCGCAGTTGACCCTTGCGGGTGTGCGGCGGCTGCCCCTCGGGGCTGGCGGTCTTGCGTTTGCGGATGCTCCGCTTCGCCGTCAGGCGGATCGCCGCGCCGGCGTGGCCGAGGCTTTTGAAGCTGCCCTGCTTCGCCTTGGCCAGCACCTTCTTGGTCTCGTCCTTCGTATTGACCTTCGCTGCGATCATCGGCGGAAGATTTCCACTACGTTTCTGGTAATCACAACTACGATGAGCACCGCGACGAGCGCTCCCAGCGCCAGCAGCAATCGCGGCGTCCATGCCGCGAGTTGCCACCAGCCGCTGATCATGTCCGCGACGGCTCGCCAGGCCCGTCGGAATGGTCCGTCTTGGCGTTGCGGACGGTCTGGGCGGTCGCGACGGCGCTCAAGGTGTCCACCAGCTTCTGGAACTGCTCGTCGTTCAGTAGCGGTCGTCGCCCGCTGTCGATGCGATGCTGGCGATAGGTCCGCAGCGCCCAAGGCACGCCGAGCGCCAGCAGCAGTGTCAGCAGCGACGTTGCCGCCACGGCACCCGCCGTTCCCCACAGGCCGGTCGATGGAATCGTCGAGTCGGGCGCGGGACTCGGCGGGATCAGCGGCCGGCCGTCGGGAAAAACCGGCGTGACCGGCGACGGCGGATCGACCTGGGGCGCGGGTTGCCACGGCGGATCGATGCCGATCGATCCCTCGGGCGCTCGATGAACGGGCGTATGCGGCGGTTGCGATGCCTCGAACTTGGCCACGTAGCGGCGAATCGCCGTCGTGATATCCCGCGCCAACCGCTCAGGATCACCGCCATAAGCTGCCTGAAACACGACCGTGCGGGCGTCGCCATAGCGGCCGCTGCGTGGCGGCTGGACGATGATGGTCGGATAGGCGGTGACCTTAAGGTTCTCGAAGCGAAAGGCCTGGCTCCGGTCCTCCCGCAGATAGACGTTGTAATGCGCCCACGATTGTTTCGGATCGCTCGGGTTCGCCAGCGCGAGCAGCCACGCGTTCGTCGTCCATTCCGCCTTGAGCTTCTGACAAGCGGCGCACCCCTGCATCGTGAGCACGCTGATATGCCACTTGTCGGCGTCGGTTGCCGGCGGACCCATCGCCTCGACGAAGCTGTCCGCGCCGTCGCTGCGAATGCCATCGATGTGCTGCACCAGGTCGCCCATCCGCATGACTTCGGCCTGATCGACTTCCACCGGCTGCGCGAGCGCCGACGCGGCCCACAGAAAACTCATCGCCATCGCCAAAACCATTCGTCCCATGTGCCATCCCTCCATTGTTGAAAATCCCGTTCTCGCCACTCACCACCACTGCACGTACTGCGGCCGCTCGGGATGCGGCGGATAGTCGAGGATCACGACCCATTGGCCGCTGGCCAGGTGCAAGCGGCGAAACGCCGCTTCGTTGTAGGCGTCGATCCGATGTGGGCTGTTGTTGTTGCAGACGTACCAGGTGCCCGTCCGCTCGTCGTATCCCATCAAGGTCTGGAAGTGCGCCGAGCCCGCACCGATGGCTGCGCCGCGCCCCGACTTCGCCGCCCACTTCATCCAGTCCCAGGTGTCGCGACCGGTGACGTTGTAGATGCGGATGCCGCGCCGCTGGCTGTAAGCGGCCACGCGCGACGGTCCCGAACCTCCGCGCTCGCGCCGGCCATACTCGGTGTCCCACAGCAGCGTTGCTGCAACCGGGACGTTTTGATCTACGCCGCACATGCCGATCGAGCACTGCACGCAGCTGCCGTCGGGGTTGCGGAACCACTGACGAATCTCGCGCGGCAGATCGGCCGCCAAGCGCGGATCGGGCGGCTCTATCGACTGGGCCAAGACCGAGCCACAAGCAGTAACCGAAACCAAAAATGCAAGCACCAACTTCATCCGTTGCTTCTCCTATCGCACCACGCGAAACGTAAGGGTCAAAACACTGGTGAATTGCCGGAGCTCGTCGAGGTGCTCCGGCGAGAACACCGGCGCGTTCTTCACATCCAGGCACCGAGCGTCGGGAAAGCTGGCCAGCGGCTCGGTGCGAAAGTGATCGGCGATTTCCTCCACGAGCGTCATCAAGGCGTCGAGCGTCGCCTGCTCCGCATCGGTTTTCTTTTGGACCGCTACGTCGATCTCGTAGCTGAACGTGTCTCGCTTACGGTCCAGCGACACGCTCGAAATCCCACGCGGCACAACAGTGACGTGCAACTCTTTCATGTCCGGCAGCTTGAACGAAGGCACGTAATGTCGCGCCGCCGTAAGCGGCTGGCTGAACGTGGCTGCATTGAGCTGCGTGACGACGGCATCGGCGATTTGGATGATCGTGGCCAACTACACCTCCTCCGTCTCAATCAGCTTCGTGTGAATCCGCAGCGTCCGGCGATACGGATCGCTGTAACGCCAGTGCTGTTCCCCGCCGAGCGGCAGCACCTCATGGGTGTGCTTCTTGCCGCCGTCGATTTCCTCGATACGGTCGCCTTTCGCCGGCAGCGTTACGTCGCCCGCCAGCACTAGGTCGGCCGCATCGATCAAGTAATCCCGCACCTGCATGCGAACGATTACGCCCGCCCCGTCGTCCTGCTCGAACAGGGTTCGTCCGATGGTCGCTTTTACAACCACCTGTTCCGCCCCGCGCCGATACGTCACGTCGCGCGTCGCATGCTTCTTCCGCTGGCCTTCCAGCCAGGCGGACCCTTTGTCGAGCAAATCAGCCAAGAGCAGAGTCCCTTACGGAATGAGCTTCACACGAACGGTAGCGTCCGCATCAGCCGCCGCGCGAAACACCTTGCCAAGGCGCTTGTTCGCTCCACCGCCATCCGTCGCGACCGCCACGTTGTTCGTGTCATCCCAATAGGCGAGCGCCCCGACAGCGAACGTGACGCCGCCGCCAGCCTGCTTGGCGAAATCAAACACGCCAACCAGAGCCAGAGAACCGAGCTCGTTCGCCGCGATCGGCCGCTTAGCCACTCCGACCAAATCGCCTTGGACCACGACTTGTCCCGAATCCACGTCGCTGCCGGGCGTGTAGTCGATGCACAAGCCGTCCTGAATGAAAACCGCTTCTGCCATGAATGCCTCTCCTTACGTGATCGATGAACGGAGGATGTCAATGCCGCGACTTACGCTTCGCCCTTGCTCTTCACGCCGCCGCGGAAGTCTTGCAGGGGGCGACGCCGAAGTCGTGGTAGCCGCGCATCTGCACGCCCAGGACGTTGAAGTCCGCCTCTGCCGTCTCGATGGTGGGAGACTCCTGCCCGTTGAGGAACGCGACCTCGATCACCGGCAGATCGTTGGGCTCGGACAAGAGATACCAGGCCTTGGCGGAGTTGCCCGGATACACGGCGTTTGCCAGGTAGCGGCTCACTTCGACGCGGAACTTTCCCTGGTGCGGGTTAGCGACCGGGAACTTGGCGTTGGCCGTGGTGTCCCGCAGTTCGAGCGATTTGAACAACTGCGAACCGATGGCCGAGAGCGCCGTCGGCACGAGCAAGATCGCCGGCATGATGCCGATGGGCTTGCCATCGGTATCGACCTGGTCCATGAAGGCGACCTCCGCCTTCGTCAAGCCGTCGATGGTCAGGGCAGTATCCGCACCAACGAGGAAGTTCTTATTCCCCGCGGTGAAGAAGCCGCTATTGGCCAGAAACGTGGTCCAGAAGACATCGTTGATCTTCAGGCCCGATCCGCGACCGAGCTTACGTGGCACGGTCGTGATCGCACCGAGGTCGTCGTTGATGATGTCGCGGCGGTCGATGGAGAGCAGCAGGCCGTAGGTATCGGCCTTATTCTGATACTTCTCCTCGCCAAGCGAACCATGCTTGAGTTCACCCGTCGGCGCGACCAGTTCATACTGGTCCTTGCCCACCAAGCGATGGCTGGTGATCGTCTTGAAGTCGCTCACGTTCCGCACGGCGCAGATATTCCGCCACGTGCGTTCGACGCTGAAGAAGCCGTCGAGCAAGAACTTATTGGCGACGTTCGAGAGAATGCCGCCAATGTCGATGGTCGAGAACGCCGCCTCGACCACGCGCCCGAACGCGTACCGCAGCACGGTGCGGCTGTCACGGAAGTTGCGGCCCGTGTAGCCGTTGGCCCAGGCCGCTTCGAGGAGCAGTTCCTGGAGGCCGATCCCACCGCGAAATCGGCGCGAGGCAAGATCGAGCGTGCGCGGCTCGTAAGTCTGGTCGAGATCTTCGAGTCCGGCGGTGAGCAAGCACGCGGCTTCGAGCACCGTTCCCGTGACCGTGTTTTCAGGAACGTGGACTGCGGGCGCGGCGGGGCGCGTGGTCCGCAGCGCTTCGAGCTCCGTGCGCTGCTCGGTCCAACCCTCGCGGATCGCCTGGGCTTCGAGACGTGGCAGTCGTCCGCCGCAGATGCGGCGGATCGCCGTAATCCGATCCGTCTCGGCCGCGGCCTGAGCGCGAATGTCGCTAACCGTGATGGCGGCCTGCGACGTGCTGGGTGCAGCGGTCGCGGCAACCGGCGTTACGGACGGGGTGGTTGGTTCCGTCGTGGCGGCAGGCGAGGAGGTCGGCTCATCCATCGTGGGTTCTCCTTCGGAAAGGGCGGTCGCGGCAACGCTGGCGCTCGTCGCCCCGTCCGCGCCGAGATCGACAAAGCTGATTTCGCCAAGCGACGCTCGACGAACGACATTTAGAGGGCCGCTGTATTGCCGGCCGTTGACCATCACTTGCTGGCCATCCTTGATGAACTCGAACTCCTCAACGCTTGCGCCGACGGAGGCCTGCCACGGAAAGCCGTTCTTGGAACTGATGACCACCTCGCGAGCGGCCTGCGTATCTCGCGACACGAGCCCCGTTGCGACGAGCTGCCCTTGCTCGACACGAATTGCATCGGTGTGCCCAATTCCCGATAGCGGATCGTGGCCGAAGCGAATCGGCCGCGCCTGCGACGGGATCGCCAGGCCCGCCAGGTCGATGATCACCGGAAAACGCCAGCCCGCGATTCGCATCGGGCCGCCGGTGTAAGCAACCATTCGGAATTTGGGCAGCGACTGAGCCGCGCCGTCGCCGGCAGCGTCCACGTCGATCACGGCCGTGGCGGAAAGGCTCAAAGTGGTCGGTAGCGTTCGCGCGTCAGGCGGCGCGGGCAGTTGCATCGTCTTCGGCATCCTCTCGTTCCTCCGTTGGTGGCGCAGGCTGCACCGCCGCCGGCGACAGCCCCAGTTCAGTCATCAAGGCGACTTCCTTCGCCCGTTGGCGAAGTTGCTCTTCCCAGTCGAGGCCGCGGCGGGCGTATTCCTCGGCAAGCGTGGCCGTATGGTTCGCCAGACGCATCGCCTGGGCGCTCGCCTCTTTCGCTGGATCAACGTGTTCCCTGCCGTCCCAAAACCACTGCGACTCCCAGGCGGTGAAGGGAGGCAGGCCGTGTGGGATCAAGCCAGGGATTAGCGCCGCCTCGTCGAGCCAAGCGGCCAAGATGCGGTCGAGCACCATGCACTCGAGGTGCGATTGCTCGACGCGAATGGATTTGAAGTAGGTCTGGTGGTCGAGCCGACCCGATGCGTAGTTGTAGCCAGAGCTGTCGGCCCGCGCGACGTTCGCTGGCATGTTGAGGCAGCGGGCGATTTCATTGAGGATTTCCCGCTTGAATTCACCATAGGTGGTCGCGGGTTGTTCCGCTTCCATCTGGCTCATCTTCCAGCCGCCAGGCATCGTGACGAGCGCTCGCTTCTCCAGCTCAATGGGTTCGAACGGTTCGGCCGCGTCCGCTTCGCCGTTGGCCGGTGCGTCGGTGTACAGGATGCCGGCAAAGTCGGCGGCCGTTTCTGCGGCTGCGAGAACGGCGAGCGTGAACCGACGCAACTGTGCGAACAGCGGCAGCGCCGGCATGATGTCGGGGATGCCGCGAGCCTGACCTGGCCGGTCGGCGCGGAACCAATGGATCATGGCCGACGCTGGAATACGGTCGAAGTCACGGTTGATACCGTAAGACGCTTCGCCCGGATGCCGCTTGAGGACGTGGTATTCAACCGGGTTGCCGGCGTCGTCGAGGACCACTCCATCCACGCTTCCCGTCTCTTGCGCCGCAAAATCTGGCGTGCAGACCTGGTCCGCTTCGACCAACCGCAGGTCCAACTGAACCGCCGTTGGGAGCAATGGGTTGTTCGTCAGGATGGCGAACGCTTCGCCGTCTGCCGCGCGGGCCATCCGCATCGTGCGGAGTTTTTCGGCCAGGCCGATCGCCCTCGCCCAGTGCATGAACTGCTGCTCGATGCGGCGGCTCGCGTCCGGGTTCGTAGTGACAAGTTGCAGGCGCGGCCCAGTGCCGACTACATCATTGGCGAGGGTCAGCACTATGCCGCGGGCGTAGCTGTTGTTAGCGACCTCGTAGCGTGCCCTGTTCCGCAAAATGCGGCGCACTTCGGCGCTATTTGCGGCGTTGGCTGACAGGCCGTCGGCATTCGCCCAGTGGCGGCGGTTGTCCTCGCTGGTCGAGGCCGCGTCGTAGCGGGCTCGTACCACGCGCACCGTATGGGTGCGCTGCGGCTGCGAACCACTCGACGACGAGAACAGCTTGGTGAGCCAGGCAATCACGAACTAATCCGCTCCGGGAGGAACGAGCTTGTTGAAACGCAGGCCGCGAGATTTCGACTTGGCCGCTTCCTTCGACGCCAGGTACTTGTCCGCCGCGATCTGGTCGGGGAGCTTGTGCTGCTCCATCGATCCCGAATCGCCAGCGGCCTTCGCCGGCCCCTCGGCGTTTTCGCGGATCGCGTCTTCAAGGTTGTCGGACATCAATGCAGCCCCCTACTTGAAACATCCGCACTGGAGGCCTGCGTTGATCCACAAAATCTTGTGGGCCGAGCAAATGGCGCTACATCTAGCGATGAGGCTCGACGGAGAGACTGATTGGCTGCTCGAAGGTCACGAGTTTGCGCCCGCAATGGCGGCAGACCTTGCGACGGCGAATACGGCCATCAGCCATTGGTTCCGTGTGGGTCGTATAGAAATGCCGACAACCACATTTCGGGCAACAGATGCCCCGTTCGGAACGAACTGGGTGGGTTTGCTTCATCGGCGTCGGCTCCGTTGAAGCTCGGCGAAACTGACTCTCCCTCGTTTGACCACACCTGTTGCGCCCCCGGTTCCGTCGAGCGCCACGCCTTGAATCGACGCTGCGGCCGCGCAGCCGACGAGGCAATCGAACCAGTGGTTGTCACCACGCTCGGGGCGCATCTTCCATTCGTCCACCGTCCGGCCGCGACCCTCGGTCTTCACGCGGTACTCGGACGTGAGATGCTCGGCGAAGAGACGATGCGGGTCCGCGCTGTCGCCGAACAGCGAGAGGCACCCGCGGTCGCCCATCGGCACTGCCAGCCGCGCATGCACGAAGGTCTTCCAGAAGTTCGTGTCGTATATGACGTGCCGCACCGCTCGTTTGCCAGCGACGTTGGGCATCCTCCAGTTGTGCCCGATGCGGTCGCCCGGCCGGCGCTTGTATTCGGTAAACGGCTGGCTCGACGCGCCCACGAACCGGCCGTGACTTGGCATGACGAGTCCAGCGTGCGCGGACTGGCGGCAGAACTGGTAGACCACATTCGTGCTCGATCCCCAGTTGGCGTCGATGAGGCAACGCTCAATGCGCAGCATCGCGCCGTCATCGCGCCGCCACTCGCGACCGAGGTAGGACGTGGTTAGGTTCTCAAGGCCGGCGTAGATCGCCCCTTCTAGACCACTGGCCTTCGTCGCCAGCGGCAACGTGAGGCGGGCGTCGCGGAGGGTGAAGTACGGGCGCTGCTGATCGGGGAACGAGCCGTAGTCGATGACGTAGCCGGTGAAGTCGTCTTCCCAGGCCGCGACCACGAAGAACAGCAGGTTCGCCTGCACGTCCACGAACATCGTCAGGTGGTTGCAGCCGACCGGCACCAAGCGGCGCTGCATGCGATTGATCTTGGCGGCGATTTGGTCGGCCGTGAGCTCGTCGGCCTCCGACGTTTCCTCGGGAAGCGGCTCGTTCTGGTATTCGGCGAAGAACGCTGCTTCATCTTGCAGTCGCAGGTTCATAGCGTGCTGGATGGCAGACAACTCATCGTGGTTGTATCGCTCGGGCCAGGCGATCTCCGCGCCGGCGT